AGACATAACTAAGTTTTATTATGGTGATAAAATAAAAAAGGCCTTATCGGTTCTCGATAGGCCTCCATAATACTTTAGTCTAGTATAAAGAAACTTACCGAGAATATTGAGAGGGTGTTTTTTTTTTCGTTTGCTTTGAAGTAACACCCAGTCCCGCTTCGGAGAGTATTTTTAAATTTGGTTTTTTGTTCGAGAATTACCAGTTTGGTGGTTGCTGCTTAAGTCAGCGAATCTCCAATCGTATGGTGATTGGATCCCCTAGTTTCAACTAGAAATACCATATCATTGTAACGAGTCGCTCTTGCGACCAGTGAGTCTTTACCTGATAGGGAAGGATTGACATCTGCTTTTGATGACAATGAGGCCATCAAAATTGCTCTTGATTTATAATTGTTGATGTAACCAAGCCTGCCGCTTCGAATCAAAATTCCAATATTTTAAAGATCTTTGGTTATTATATATCGCAAATATAAAAGGTTTCCTTCATTTTTGAAAAAAAATTAAAGGTTTTTTAATCAGCTAAGCCCGCAGCTTCCAGTTTGTTATAATATTCTGGGTCCTCCGCTAAATGATCTAAAGCTATTTCCTCAGCTTGTTCGGGGTTATTGGTATGCTCCATTTCATATTTTCTGCCCCTTTCGAGTTGTCCACTAAGTAGCTCTAACATTTGCTGTATTGATCCTTCAGAGGTGGAATCTGAGGAATCATCATAAGCATGCATCTTAGCTATGTCCATCAATGTCATTCCGGAAGATTTGCCACCAGGAATTTGCTCGTGATTGTCTTCGTTAATGAAGGATGAATATGTTTTAATTTTTTTCATTATGATAGAGATTCTATTAGAAAGTTTTTCTGCACCATTCCTATTTTTCTTGTAACCTCTTTTCCATTTTCGTAAAAAATAAAAGTAGGAATAGATCTAATCTCAAGCTTTTCTGCTAACTCCGGATTCTCTTCTATATTTATTTTAAAAATCATACCTTCACCTAATTCTTTTTCCGCACTCTCCAATATTGGATTCATAGCCTTACATGGACCACACCACTCTGCAAAAAAATCAACAACACACTTGTTTGATGATTTGATTGTTTCGAAAAAGTTCTCGTTGTCTAATCTATTCATTTTTTTCTGCTTATATTTTGTATAACATATTTATCTTAGATAATGGATGATATCTTATCGTCTATAAATCTTGCCATTTTATAGATTTTTAAAACAGTATTTATACTGGTTGGCTGTTCTACTAATTTAAAACTATCTTCATAAAAGGTATTATCCTCTAGAAAAATTCCCATTTTTTGGTCTTCTATAATATATGATTCCTGATTATTAAAATTCTCTTGCCATCTTATAACATTCTCCAATCGGTTCTCCCCATATGGAAGATGTGCTCCAGTCTTTGAGATTTCCTCTACATAAGCAACAACCTCTATTAACTGATCAGGAGTTGTTTCTAGTGAATCTATTCCATTAGAAATTTTACATTTATATTTCTCCCAGTCGCAAGCTTCTATATAGAAAAAATTCGATCTTGAATATAGGGTTTCTTTCAGATATTCCAGAAGATTCTCGTTTCTATATGTTACAAGGGATCCTTCTTCAAATTCTTGAAATGGAGATATTCTAAATGATATTTTAAACTCTTTAAGCATAAAACTGGATACTATTTATAGTACTAGCCTATGCTGGATTTTCATCAGATTCTGAGAAAATGTGTTTAAATTTTTCGATTTGAATTTTCGGGAAAAATGATGAGATTATCTGAGAGAAATCCTTTCCTCCCTTTTGATTACTACTATTATCCGATACGATAAAAAAGTCTCCTCCTTTTAATGTGTAGTCAGTAGTTTGTCTGGAAGATATGAAATTACAAATGCTGGAGATCTGCTCCTTAACTAAGGAGGAAATGTTTGCAAACTCAATAATGGTTTTTACATTTTCAGCCCCATTCTTTCTAAGAATTCCGGAAAGGTCATATTTTATTTTCTCGATATCAAAAGATTGCATAATTGAGCAATCCAAAACTGAATATGAGTATCTACCTGCTGGCGTATATAAGGTTCCCTGTTTTTCTAATTCAAATCCAAGTCTTTTAGCTTCTGCAAAAAGCTCGACAGATATGTAAATTTCCTGAGTAAGATCAGACTGGGTAAACACATAAACGGGGGAGTCTTCAGCGCTGTTAATTTTTTTAGCCAAATCATCTATTAAGGTCCTAGTAGAAACCTCTTTAACTTGAGATTCTATAGGAAGATTTTGCTTTTCTGCCCCTTCCCTTCCAAGTAGTTGATCTAAAAGACCCTCGTTAAGAATGAATTTTTTATAAGATTTTAGGTTTTCCATCTGATTATATATTTAATCAGCGCAGCAGATCCTTCCACTTTTCAATAAAAATTCCTTGGCTTCCCAATGTAGCCTGAAACATTTCATGCTCAGAAAGAACAGTTGGACCTGTTTTTCCTATATTTTTATCATGATGCTCTACTATAGAAGAGGAGACTAAACAATGAGGCAAATGATTGATGTGCAGAGTTAATGCATAATCATTATCCGAAAACCAATGGGTAAATCTTTCATCGAGATCTCCTATAATTTCATAAATATTCCTTCTTTGAAAAATACACCATCCCGAGATGTGTTTTCTTATTTGATGGCCTATGTGGTATCCACTGTTTTCCTGAATACCATATAGTGGTTGGGTCTTTGGACACATTGGGGAAAAAGAAGGAATTTCAGGATGTCTTTTTGCAAAATTTAAAATTTCAGAAGCCCAATTTTTTTTAAATATTAAATCATTGTTGCACAGACAAACATATTCACTTGATCCTAATTTTCTTCCATAGTTCATGAACTTGTGATACCCATACGGCTTCGGCGGAATAACGGTTTTTGTGTTTGGGTATTGATCCCAGGAAACATTCTCTTGCGATTCTAAAACATAAACATTAAAAAGATCTTTAGCGTTCTCTTCAGATTCAAACAAAGAATCTAAACATTTTTTAGTTTCTTCTTGCAATTCTTCATTTGCAGCGTAACTAAGTATAACTATGTCTATCATTTTTTCTTACTTATTTCATCTATTCCCCTGAGGTCACCAGTTTGACAGTAGTAGAATTCTTTTTTGAATGAAAATGAATTATTTATTTTGACGTTCACTGGAATGAATTGATTCTCTGCTATGATTTTTCTAAAATCTTTTATGTTTATAAATCCGGTCACCTCGATTCTAAAATTAATATTCGGTATGAGATTTAGTACATTCTCTAAGGTAAATTCTTCATCGCTCAAAGATTCAAAAGCACTTCTTACTCCTGTGTTTATTCTGCACATGAAAAAATACGTATAAAGTATTGGTTCTTTCTTTCCCCAGTTATGATAAATCCCGTTTGAATCGAACTGTTCTTTTTTTAATTTAAGGAGATCGTTTCTACTAGTGTGTGTTTTTATTTGAATATTAAGATCACCGAGGCGAAGATCGCCATCATCAAATTGTCCTTTATCTCTAATTGTAGTCCAATCCGGCTCTTCTAGATCATAGCCTTTTTCCCTTAACATTTTATAAACTGCAAACTCTCCTATTTTTCCTTGCGTAGCATCGCACTTCCTTTGTCTAGGGGTTCTTTCCTCTTCATCATCATGAAAATATTTTTGCGAAAATGCCCACTTTACTGACTTTTCTACGTACTCATTAACATCAAAAGTAGGCTTAAAATTCTTGCCGCTTCTCACATAAAGAGACCCGTTCTTTTCTAGTAATTTATTAAAATTTTTTGCTTCTTGCCCCAAAGAGAGAAATTTAAGTATGTCTTATATTAACAAATGTAAAATAATTTCTCGGGTATTTAAAATGAGATTAGTAGTTCTCTTCGTCTATTTCACCATCCTCATCAAACACTATTTCATTAGATTGTATGGCATGAATTACCCCACTTTCCTCAAATTGTTCGGAATAGCTATTTGAGATTCTAGTTAGCACCCAATCCATGTGTTTTTTGAATTTTTCTTCTGCAGATTCAAAATAGGTATAAAGTTCGTCCACTCCCTCTTTACCGAATTTTTCTATTAAGGATTCTTCATCATCTATCTCAAACTCTATCGAGGTATCGGTTGATCTGCCTGAATCCCTAAATGTGTAATATGTGAACTTTCTAAATTTATTAGGAATTCCAAGCCATCTTAAAAAAAGATTATCATTGGAAACATCTAAGGCATCTGCACAATGAATATAATAATTAGGATCTTCTTTACTGACAAGGGAGATATTTTTACGGGTATTTTCGATCATATGTCGATTCCCATTATTCTCGTAATAATCTGGACCAAACAGTGCAGTCATTTCCTCCTCTGATGGTTCAAATAATGAATCATCATCTATAACCCAATCCATATCGCCAATCCAGTTTCCCCTGTACATCTCCTCCCTGACGTTGTCGATAGCATTTTCCTTCGCTGAATCCGAAAGCTGATCAAATTCATAGTATTCAAAAAGATGTCTCATTAATAATCTACTGGATAATTTCCCCCGTGATACGTTCTTTGAATCACATTCCATTGTTTTAATGAAGTTTTTCCGCCTTTCTTCTCAATGGAGTCCAAAACCTTACATGCATAATCAACTTCTCTAGCAGGTCTCAGTCTGAAAACCTGCCTATAGTGCTGGATCTGACCCGGATTTAAAATCTTATAATCTTTTGGATTATAATTGGGATCAAACCTGGGTTCAAAGTTTTCGTATATCTGTATATGTTTCATGATCCTATATATTTCTAGACAAAATGGATAAAGCCTTTTTTATTTCAGAACATGTTTCGTAGTCCTCTATTTCTATCATTTCTTCTAAGCATTTGTTAAGAGCTTTCTCCCACTGATTTCTTGAAACGGAGAAAACTTTATTCTCATTCCCAACTTGGACCTCAAAAAGATCTACCTCCTCTAATCCTTTAGCTATTCCATAAAATACCCCTCTTATGATCTCGTAAATCATTTCGGGATCTTTAACCTCCATGACAGCATCAACTGGATTTTCATCTTCCTTAAACCTTCTGATCATCCTTCCCATAAAAACTTAAAAAATAAGATTCAAACTCGTGGGGTACTAAGCCCTTGGAGATTTTAATACTTCTATCTATATCATGCATTGCACCAATAAAATTCTCCCAGTCCTCTATCGCTCCATCAATAAGCTTGATTGTTTCTTTGCAAGTATCATAGAGATCCCTCACAATTTGTGGTTTTTCTGCTAAGCCAAAATCATATAAAGATTTGTTGCTCTCTAGATAAAAATTAATATCATCCATTTCTTCCTCGCTAAGAGGAAAATCATACTGCTCCTTTATCGAGGAATAATCGTCAGTTAAATATTCAATATCGTTTAAAATCTCATCAGGATTTTTTGATGTCTCTATTACTAGCCATCCACCTGATCTACCATCTTGACCTATATTTTCTATCCAATCATACTCCTGTTCAAGATCCTCGATAAATCCCTCTAGTCTATCCGAAATAAATTGGTTATATTCATCATAGATAAAATCCTCACTTTTTCCTGTTTTTGATGCAAGTTTTTGCAAATCAAAACCTTCGTATATTTTGATATTGAATCTATATCTACCTGATCCTACTTCTGTGTTTTCCAATTCGTCCTTTATGTCCAAAAGACGCTTGATCCCATTATTAAGATCTTCTTCCCAGGGGAGATCATTGAATTCTTCTGGGCTAGAATTAGACTCGTTTAAAAACTGAGCATATTTTAAAAGCTTAATCACAATGTATTTATCCCAAAACCTGATATTTCCTGGACTCTCATAATAGCAGATTCCCAGGTAGGAAATTGTTCGCTAAAGATCTTAATCCAAATTCCCTCAAACATCCTTTGATTTGCATTATCCTGGTCATCAATGAGGATTCTTCCTTTTAAGAGAGATTTGTCACCGCAAAGAATTAATTTCTTTTGCATCTCATATCCAAAATGCGATTTAACCCATTCGGCTTTTTCTGTATAGGAGTGTGTGTTCTTAAAGGAAGGTCTGCTTAAAAACCATACATCATATTTAGATGCTAGCTCGTTAACAGATTGGATTGCTGACGGTAAAGGACTTAGGTTCAAAAAAAATCCTGGATCTGACCAGGGATATTTAAATTTGATACTTTCTTTGTGAAGATCTTTATTATCTTCTCTAAAACGTTGGACTGCTGAGTTTAAATCGCACACTGTTCCATCTAGATCAACATAAATTTTCATATGTATATTTATCTGATTATTGATGCAATTTAAGGCATTTTTTCCTTAATCATTAGATCTTTGGCTCTTATTAAATCTTCCGGTGTATCGATAGCAATTGTTTCCTTATAAGAAAGTGTGTATTTCATTCTATATCCTTCTTCCATCCATCTAATCTGTTCCAATTGTTCAGCAGTGGATCCGGGAGAGGGATTCAACTTTGATATCTCTGCAATATCTGACTTATGAAATCCGTATATTCCAACGTGTTTAAATATGTTCTTATTTTTTCCAAAGAAGGGGGATCTAGTAAAAGATATCACATCGTCATTCATATCAGTTATCATTTTTACTGAAGATCTGTTTAACATGTCCTCCTCTTTCAATTCAGTTGCACCTGTTATTATTGTACCTCCTCTGAAGAAAATCAATTGATTTATTAGTCTATCTAAAAAACTTGGATCGATAAAAGGTTCGTCACCCTGGACATTTATTATGTAATCAAAATCCCCGGACATTTCTAATGCGGTGTGACATACACGGAGAGTTCCATTATCAAACTTGGGCGTCATATAACAATTCCCAAATTCTGTGACATGGTTGTATATTGATTTGTCCTCGGTTGATACTATCACAGAATCTGCTACTGATTCTGTGCATCTTTCGTATACTCTTCTTATCATCGATTTTCCACCAATATCTTCTAGTGGTTTATTGGGAAATCTAGAACTTCCCATTCTAGAAGGTATGATTATGCAAATTTTTCTACCTCTCATAATTAATAATGTAGATCTAAAAAGAGAATCTCTTTTCCATCGTCCTCATAGAGAACTGGACACCAAGCAGGATGATATTGAGAGCTAGCTTCTGTTATTTGTTGCTCTGTAAACTTTACTCTCATCTCGTCCTTGAAATCAGGATATTTTTCCTTGTCGTCAAATTCACCTCTATCCAGTGCATCGTTATACGATTTCATCCAATTAGATCCCTCTGCTTCTTTTAGGTAAACCTTCCAGCCATGATCTTCATAATAAAGATCCTCTATTCTCTGAACTACAACTATTGATTCGTCTGATATCTGATGATCCTCTATGAATTTTTTCAGTGTTCCTACTGTCATATATCCATGATTTCTGTAAGACAGGAGCTCCTCCTTATTCATTGATATTATCTTTTTTTCCATCTTTTAAAATGTATTTTTTGCCAATCTTAACGTATCCCGAGGAAAGCAAGAGAATAACAATCCCTGCCTCAAAAGAAATTCGATGACTTCCAAGATCTATTTCTGAGCGAGAAGCAGCTTCTTTTAGATTACAATATCCAAATCTTTCCTTAACAAACTTGAGCGACATAGCTTTTAAATCACTCTCAGTTATCACTTCTTTTACCATCCATATATTTCATATTCTCAATCTCCTTTTTAAGAGCTTCTATAGATGATTTTAAATTAACAATAGAACTAGAAACGGGATTTGTCGGGCGCATCTCGTATTTTTCCTCTATTTTCTCGAGTACTCTTTCTAGATCTAAAAGTTCCTTCTTATAATCAACCTTCTTCTTAGTCTTAGTCTCATCCTTGATGATTTCAGATTTCTTTGCGGGGCTATTTCCAGACCAAGTTAAATTATTCATCTTTACTTTTTATTTATATAGACATAAAATTCAATTTTATTTCGGATAAATAGAGATATGAGAATTAAAAAATTCCGGGATTTTATTCAATTAAATGAGTCGTATGACGATGACGAAGGCTTAGAAATTGGACCTTCTAAAAAAGCCAAATATAAAATATTTGAAATCGTTAAAAACTGGGACAAGGACGGGGCAGCAGTTGTAAGAAACACCAGCACTAAAAAGCTTTATTTTTTCTATTATGCTGATATTGAAGAAAGCGAATTTTATGATTATGCTTGGCTCCCTGCTTACTTGGAACATGACGAGGATGGGGTTTCAAGAGTTCCAATAACAGACGATTTCAGATTTGAAGATGATACAGTAGAAGAGTATCTAAACGATAATACAGCCAATCTGGAATACGGGGAAGGTCTTGAAGACTATGAAATAGGGGAATGTGAACTTATTCTAATGGACGAAGCACTAAGGGAAGAGATCGAAAAAGTGTTTGGGAAATTTGACTAATCTATTTTGATTTTAGTCTTTCCATTTCTTTTTTGCCTTCCTCTGTAACAAAATATAGAGTTTCACCACTCTCGTCTTCTATACAATCTAATAATTTTCTGTCGCTTAATCTCTTAATATCTGATTCTATAATAGATCGATTAAGAATATCGCTAAATTCTTCTTCCGGAAAATCCTCCATATCTTCTCCATTAACCCAACGGGTAAGGAAAAAATCTGCAAATCTTTTAAATGTAACGTCGTAATCTGCTCCTTCTTTTTCAAAAAATTCAGCTTCTTCTAGCCCTTCTAAAAGTCTTTCGGTAACATCAGAGACCGAAGATGGGTAGGTTTCATAGTGTGTGGATCTTTTCAATTTGATTCTTACGTAATTATTATACGCAAGAATCAGATTTAGTTTCACTAGGATTTAATCTGCTCAGTTCCTATTTTCTGATCTACCCACTTCATAAACTTGTCTCTTTCTTCTTCGATTTCAAAGTCGATAGAAACTAAATGTTTACCGTTGGAAATAAAATCTAAAGAGTAGATGTCTTTATATTCTTCGGAGGGATTTTCTGACATTCTTCGGTACTCCTTCTCTATAATAAAGGCTACTTCCTCCAAATTAATTCTCTTTTTACCGTGCTTTATAAAATTCATATCTTTATTTTTTAGATAATAAATATTCTTCTCTTTTTTTGAAATAGTTGGATCTAGCTGTTTCTGGATTTTCCCCCTTTTTAATGTAGATGGTTGTTTTTCTGTCGATGTGAACAGCTATCATCTCTACCGTAGGTTTAGATTCAAAAACTTTAGGCTTTCTTCTATAAACTTTAGCAGGAACAGAGGATTTTCCAATTAATGGTTTTAAAATCAAATTGTTTCTCCCGTCTTTCTTGTTTGCTGGTTCTTTTGATAGATCCATCCTTTTAAGTTTGGATCTGATCCCCTCTATGCTTCTTTCTAAAGCCCCAGAAAGCTCCTTGAAAGATAGCGATTGATAATTTGCAAGTAAAAAATCCTCCTTTTCCTTTGTCCATCTTTTTCCGTCCATTTGGTTTCTTTTTTAACGGGGTCCCAGCCCCTAAATCCGATGTTTACCCTGTAAATGTAAGGGATTTTTGCCTAATTTTAAAAAAGATCCTTCCTGCACTTTTTCTTGAGGATGTCTGCTACTAGATTCGATGAGTGCTCCATCGGGTGCTTGTCATAGCCGGTTATCTCCATTATTTGATCATAAAATCTAAGACCCTGTAAAAAGTGCGTGTATTCATGTATTACAGTGTCTATAAACTCATTAAAGCTCCGATGTCTGTCTGGATTAATATAAATTTTACTAGCCTCGCCATTCTCCTCGTAAAGGCCTTTACAGTTAACCTTTCTAGAGATCGAGATAGTTAATTTAGAATTGTTACGGCATTTAGATTTCCCCAAATTATTGGAGCACCAACTTACTATGGCCCTAGCATTTCTTAAATTAATATCCGAGGTATTCATATATTATTCACCGGAATCGCCCGATCCTTTTTTAGCTTTTTTTATCGCTTTATAAATCATTTCTATCTCCTCGATAGTAATGTCAGTTTTTTTACGGTTGATTTCAACAGTGCAAGCTACCACATTTCCATCAATGTATCCTATTTTATTGTCTATTCTGTCTATGCTTAATGCATAATCTCCCTTCCCATCAAAAACCCTTCCTGTATAGAAACACTTCTTTTGCTCCATTAGGTTTTTAAGTACAAGAAAAGATAGATCAAATTTGATGTTCCTGGAATCTGCGCTCTGCTTAAGATTTAGCATTTTTTTGGCGACATCAAGATCTGTGATCTTTCCTCTTTCTTCAACCTCTGGAGAAACTGTTGTTTCTTTAATTTCATTCTCTTCCATTCTATATTTTATATAAGTCCAAAATCTTTTAGCTCTCTGAGATTTCCTATTTCTATTTTTTCAAAGATATTTTCAGGAATGTATTTTACTGTTCCGGGAAAATAATCTATGAAATCCTTTAAAATAGGGATTTCGGGATGTTCTAGAGGCCCTTCTTTTATTGCGGTTTCCCAAGTGTCTGTGGTAAGATGGTTTTGATATCCATAGGATAAAACCTCGACGGATGGGGTTCCGCACAGAAAATCCGAATAAACCGGATCTTTCGGCGACAACGGCTGGGGGTCGAAGGAAACCCAGCATTTGTCTGGTCTTTTGGATGCTAAGAATCTTTTAAACGGGACGTAATAATAGTTGAAGCAGTCTTTTAAATACTCGTAAAAGCCTATCCATATTATCTCATCCCGGTCATATCCGGACTCGAGCATTTTTCTGTGATATATTCCAGCTGGGGAAAAACTGTTTAAAAACCAGTCAAATCTTGAAATAAGAGAGAGATAAAAATACCGATTAAAAAGACTTATGCAGATCGCTGCTTCTTCGTAGCTCGAAACGTAAATCCCAACAAAAGGCTTTCTGTGATATCTCTGCTTAGATGTTTGTTTGATGATAGAGGGATATAAATCTTTCCACAAATAGCCATACTTTTCCCTTTGAGGATCATTAAATAATTCTCTAATGTCTAATGGATTTTTTTCCGAATAGATCTCATAAAAAGGAAATATAACATTTATCCCCGGGGTTTTTCCTAATATCATCCATAGTCTTAGATTAGACCAAAACCATGACATTGGTCGAGAAAATCAATTCCCGATTTTTGTCTGGTTTCTTCATCTATATACTTCACTAAATTAGGATAGGAAAAAGAAAGCTCCTGCCAAGCCATTTCTGGCTCAAATTCTAGGGGACCTAGCAAATCTACTTCTTCCCAAACGTCCTTTCTATTCATGATCGAAAAATCGTCAGGAAGTGTTTTAATTTCAACTCCATTCCCCCAAAAACCTTCAATATCCCTTTTAACCAACATGCTCCAATAATTATTGGTAGCTATCCAAATGTTACCATTTTTCAAAGAACTATTTAAAGAAAATAAAAAATTCTTTCTTTCTTTTATTCTATCAGAGAATTGTAATTTAATTTCGGCAACCGTATTTCTTTCTAAATTCTTCACAAGATCCGAATTCCAAAGAATAAAATCAGAGAGTGCATTCTTAATAACAGATCCTATGGAGAATGTTAAAAACGCTCGGTCAAACATTTTTACGAAATTAGAAAGATCCTCCTCGGAGGAGATCATAAATCCCTGTAAAACCAGCCCCTTACCCTTTTGGTGCTCAACAATAAAATCCTCAAAATCCCAATAATATCCAAGTCTTTCGCGGTCAGGATGCAAGAGATCTGCCTTTTTTAGAGGATAGATCCCAGAGAAATTCTCATAAAAATCGAAGATCATTGAGCAAATTTAATGATAAAACAAAAAAGGACCCCTTTAAAAAAGGAGTCCTTTCGATAATTTAGACGTCTTAGACAGTCTGCCAACGGAAACCACCAGCACTCTGAAGAACTCCGCGAGTAACTTTTGAAATGCTGCTAGGATCTACTCCTGTGGTTAAACCAGCCTGACGAATAGAGCTATATTTCTTTAGCTTTCTACCACCAGCGGTCATTTGCATTACTGACTTAGAACGGGGATTTGTTGTTGCTTTTTTGCTTTTAGCAGTGTTTTTTGAATTTGACATTTTTTTGAAATTTAGGTTTTTAAATAATTAATATACACATATTATAGACCCAAAATTCAAAAAGGTTCCAAAAAATATGAAAAAATCAAGGTTTTAAGCAAACTGTATTACGACATCCCCCTTTCCTTGGAGGGCCCCTATGAATCTTTCCACGTCAGCCAAAGCCTCAGTATCAAGATTTATTCTAATATCTTCTTGTTTGCTTTTGGTGCCTATCGCTCTTAATACCCTACTAAAAATCCCCCTTGCATTTTTGCACGGGGATGACGATTCCACAGTATATTTAATATCATCGACAGGCTCTCCCTTTAGATAATTAAACTTGGAAAGAGAAATTCTAAGCTGATCCTCCGACAAAACAGCAGAACCTCCATTTCCTGATACCCCCGTATTAAAATCTGTACAGTTTAGGGATTCATATAATATCCAGGATTTACCTTGATTAAAGGCACCTATAGAAATGAAAGAAATTCTTTCACCAGATCTTTTACATTTTGCAATTATATCGTGAGCCAATTTTTGTAATTTTTACAAATATAAAATCAAGAATGCGTAATAAAAAATGTTTTAAATGAATTTCCCAAATCTTATCCAAATAACTGCAATGTATTTCGTTCCAGAGATAACTGGAAGTCCCGCGTGAAGACTATCGTGATCTGGGTTGCCGTCTTCAAAGGTATTGTCCCATAAAACAAGCTTACCTTTCTTTGGGCTTACCCTGATATTAATTTTCGGAAATTCTGTCTCACCTCCGGTAAAATCATCGTTTAAATAAACAAGAGCACTTTTAGCTCTTTGCCCACCTCTTTTCATTTCACTTTCATAATATCCTTCACCTGGATGAAAGAAATCGTGATGTGTTTTATATTCCCCACCTATTTCATATTTAACAATATGGATTAATTCCATATTCTCTATAGGAAATCCGGAGACCTCTGAAATTCTCTTTCTATAATTTTTAATAATCTCTGAGCTATCATTTAACCATGCTCCATCAGCTACGCGGTATCCCTCAATTTCTTTTCCAAGAGTAGTTGTTCTCATGAATTGCTTTTGCGCAGCTTCTATCATAAACTGACATTCTTCGTCAGTTATAAAATTTTCATATTCTTTTACCATAGAATAAAAATTATATTGCAGGATCTAATCTTACACCCTCAGATTGAGGCATAACTTTTGCATCACCAGAATCTTCTGAATCATCATACGTAATTATATACTTCTGGAGCATATATTCAGTTACTAATGAAATAAGATTCTCGTCTGTGATTTGTGATCCCTCGTAAAAGATTTTAACCTTAACATCATTTGTTGAGAGATCCTGTTCTAATTCTACGTTGAGTTTTTTGTCGTCGCAATCGACATCGAAGAATAAAATACAGCGGGTTGGGTTTGATACGATCCTCATACGTTTTTTTAAACTATAGTACCAAACCCGGGAAAAATTACAAATTAACCTTCCTTTTACGGAAATAAATTCGCAAGAAAATGGTCCCTACCCGCTGCATAAGTCTAAGAATGATTTTAATTTTTCTTAGTCTTTAAATTAAGTTTCCAATAAACCCCCCCATGGATATAAGGGATGAATTGACCATACACACCATCATCTGTCTTGTTCCACACTCCTATACCGATTTGGTAAATTCTACTATTTGGAGTTTGGTAAAGTAAAGATGTCCCTAAGGAGTACATATAATTTGGTTTATCAAATCCTCCATTGAGTCCAAGATAAAAATTAGATGTAGGTTCCTCCTTTACTGTTTGTATTCTTTCCTTAACTGGAACTTTAAATTTAGGTATAAAATTTCTAGAAACTATGGAACTTCCAGAAACACTGTCAGTAATAGCAACATACCCATATTCAAATCTTAGTGTGTCTCTGAATATTTTTTTATCAACAAACATTTTTAAAATTGCTAGGGTGTCAATTGGATTACTTACATAAATGATTGAGTCCTTAGTAACAATATAGGGAACAGGGGTTTCTATATAAATAGTGTCCTGCGCAAGCAGAAGAGTGTCGTGTATAGTTTCTGGTTGTATTTTAGACATTACCTGCTTGTCTTTTTCCTTTTTAGAATACTTGCATCCGGTAAATGCCAGTAAGGAAAGAGACAACATAACCATCTGAAGGAATACAACTCCTTTTCTTTTTAAATTCATTTTAATACTTTACTTTAGGTCGTGTAACTAAAGAATAGTCTTAAACACTTACTTTGTGAAAACCCCTTTCTTTACCATCTTGCCAAGAATATTAGCGCAAGCTATATCCAAAGCTTTTTTAGTTGCTATACTAATTGTTGATTGATTAAATTTAACTGGATCAACAGTAGCATCGGAAACAAATGTTAATTCTCTTGTCGTCTTAGCTTCTCCCAATCCAGAAGCAGCTATAATAGCTCCTGTTTCAGCATTAGTAAATCTAACTTGTAAACCAATACGAGTAACTAATAAATTCTTTACTCCGTCTTTAAGATTTACTGTTTCATCTTCAGAAACAGAATAATCATAACACTCAATTTCAACAAAATAATCGGCAAGTTTGATCTTTCCCCTGCCATCTAGTTTATTTTCCGAAATACCTGACTGTGATGCCTGGAATTGCTTAACCATTCTGTTTTTAATTTCGGTTTTATCCTCTGTAAATTCAAAACGATTTAGATTGTCTAGGTATTCTAATACGATATTAGTTACACCAAGTCCTACCCTTTTTTCCTTTAATTCCGGATATGCTTCGTAAGTCTCGTCGTTAATACCGCACTTTAACAATTGGATGTTCTTTTTAGGTCCTTCGTAATCTAGATATTGAGAGATGTCAGCTTTTTTTTCAAAGTCTGCTTTAAAATCTTCAGTTTGAGTTTTCCCTATAGTTTGTGAAATTGCATTTTCTGAAATTAAACAACTTACTAGGAATGCTGGTATAAGTACAAGTCCTTTCATCCTTAATATTTTTTATTTTGCAGGTCCCTCGTAAAAGATGTTGCCTGGGGTATTCTTAAAATTACCATCAAATTTCCATGCAAGGTGATTTGATATTCTTAGTGTTCTTTCTTGTTGGCCTGTAACTTCCAGATAAACAAAAAATAATTGGAACGCCAATGCGCAAACTGTCCATGTCACACATAGGTATAAGAATCCTTTGATCATTGAATCACTTATTCTATCTAATGTTAATGTTTTCATATTTTTTATTATATTAATTTAAGAAAGAGCGGAGTCGTGTTTCCGCCCTTTCTTTCTTTTGAATTAAGACTCTGAAGAATCATCTTTCTTCTTGTGCGAGAACTTATCCAAAGTATCTGCACCCATTCCGATAGCAGTGATAAGCATTACTGCATTAACCAATTCAGGCGAAGGTGCAAAATCCGCATGCGAAAATGAATTTGCTAACATAGTTCCGCAAAGAAACAGAGCGCCAACAAATGCAATAACAGGCTTGATTGAGGTAGATCCTCTTTCGTCTTTAAAAAGGTCTAAGACCCATTGTTTGAAGTTCATAGTCGTGTATTTTATATTCTTTATGACTTATTTTACTCTCCTGAGTTTGCTCTAAGCAATCCACAAATTTGACATTCTTCTTCACCGTCATTATTTGCATCTCCCCAAACGTGTTGACAATAACGATGTGGAAAATATTCATCGATTGTTCCGTCTCCGTCATAGTCTAAACCATCTGCTACGCCGTCACCGTCTTCGTCGATTTCAACTCCTTTCTTTTTGTCATTAATCGGCTCGGTTGATTCCACTACTTCAGCATCATAAGTTACTGGTTTATCCTTGGAATTGGAAATAGCTTGTGAAAAATCTGCAGGGATCAATGGAGTTGGTGGTACGGGATTATTAGGCATGTCTGCAGTATTAGACAAAGAAGTTCCGTCTTCTTCGTCCATTTTCTGAACTAACATTTTATCTTTATCCGTATCACTGAACCAATAATCGATAATTTTTCCATAACTCCCAATGAATGCTCCAAGTAAAAGAAGCAGAAGTTCTTTCCACTCTCCGGCTATTTCAGATTTATTTAAAATAGCGAAAAACATTCCTCCTATGATAAACATAAATCCTCCTAATACCAACGCAGTAATATACCATCTGCGTTTCATCATTGCGTTTAAAAGATCCTTAAATCCACTTGGTGTTTGTTGATTGTTATTCATCATTCAATTTTAATATTACCACTGAGCTGGTTTTTCTTTAAATTCATCACCGTCTTTCTTTTTAGGGGCAGGTGATGGTTTAGCTGGTTCAGCAGCTTTCTCTTTAATGATAACAGTTTTACCACCTGCAGCTTGTTGAGCTTGCTGGTTAGAGTTAGTGATGTTGATTACAGGGGCTGGTGCTGGAGCTGGAGCTGCTTCTTTGTCTCCCCCACCTAATAGTGTTGAGACCCAAACGCCTCCTGCTGTTACAGCTGTTGTAATAACCCCGATGATAGTTTTCTTTAGACCTGACCAGGTTCCGTCGTTGTGGTCTTGTGTTTCTTCTGACATTTTTTAAAAATTATATTCAATGTTCAGAAAAGACCCTCAAAACTTAGAATTCGATTTTGGAATATTTCGAAAGACGTTACTTACCCGAATCCTTTCAAGAATCAAGACGGGCTTGTCGTGTTTTTCTTTCGAACAGTATGAGGATTTTTTCATCTTATATATCTTTTTTACAGCATAATTCTGGATCCGATCATGAAATTGTGCAATATTTTTGTTCCTGGCTGGGTACCCCCTGAAAATCTATAATTAAGATTTAACCCAAATCTTTGAGTTAATTTATAATCATACGAGAAGCCAGACATGAATCCAAATTGTCGATTAACTATCGTTTGATTGGCGGAAGGGTTCCATGCTATGGGTGAGCTAGTAATGAATACCTGGGGAGAGATAGACACCTTTCGATTTACTTGATAGACTTTCGTCCAAAATCCAATAGATGACACTGACATGGAATAATCATATTTGTTCCCATTCTTTAAGAATAAACTAACCACTCCGATGTTATATCCATATGTTCCCATCTTAGGATCTGGTTTAATGTACGTATAACCCTGCATAAGCATATAATTTCCCTGCAGGTAAGCTGCAGTAAAGGAATAAGAATTAATGCTGCTTAAAGCTCCCTTTTTAAAATTCATCTTAGTGTAACCACCATTCAAAGCAAATTGATCGAATGTTGTCCAGATCATAGAGGTTAAGCCCCAGCTTTCTGCTCCTGTCATAGAGGATTTGCTTATTCCGGTAGAAATCATAGCTGAATATCTTCCGTCCTTATTTTCAGTTACTGCAAGATCTGACGCAACCAAAGTGGGATTGCTCATAGATTGTCTCTTCTTCTTTTCTTCCTCCTTCTTTTTCTTTTCCTCTTCTTTTTTCTTTTCTTCCTCTTTTTTCTTTTCCTCCTTGCTCTCTGATTTTTCCTCCTTATTTTCCGATTTTTTTTCTTCCTGTTTGCTCTCGGATTTTTCTTCACTCTTACTTTCAGATTTGGATTCAGATTTCTGCTCGGAAGAAGTGCTGCTCTCTTTCTTTGTCTCCCCTCCAGAGCTGGATCCTTCAGAACTAGAACTACTTGAACCTCCTGAAGATTGTGAACCTCCACCGGAACTAGCAGGAGGGGAAGAAGCTGCTGATGAACTTGCAGCAGTGCTAGCAGACGAAGATGCTGCAGAAGACGCAGAACTACTCGCAGCGCTACTCGCTGCAGAAGATGCAGCTTGTGAAGCTGCCGCGGAAGCTGCTTGTGAAACCGTTTGTTGAACTGTTTGTTGAACTATCGTTGTTGCCGGACATGGTCTAGAGTTATAATCAGCATACACCTGATTCAGCCATGCCTGCACAGTTCCGTTATTAACTTCAGCAGTGGTAAAAGTTTTTATTTGATTATAAAAAGCAACTACAACCATTCCGTTTCCCATTGGAGTGGTTACAACTGTTTTTATTTCTCCAGTACACTTATCTACGTAGGTTTGGGTAAATATTTGTGCTTTTGCTTTGACTGAAAAAATCAACAAGAGGATTATTAATAATCTCTTCATTTTTGTCGTGTGCAGTATTTTTATTTTTTGGTTTTACAGTTTGTTAAAATCTGTAATACCAAGTTGATTTCCTTTCGAATCAAATAATCCTATTCTGTAAGCAGAAGAGGGTAAAGCTGACGTGTAAACTTTTAAAATGTTATCACCAGCATTAACCCTCATTACCTCTTTAGAAACTGTTTTATTAGAAATGTCGAAAATTCTAATTGTAACGTCCTGTGCAATGTCGCTTTTAACATTCATAGACACCTCTGTAGTTACGAACGGGTTTTCTAATTTTATACCAACAGTAGAATTTATTTGTAAAGAATTTGGAACTGTTGGCGGTTCAATTACATTAAAAGGATCCTTTGTACATCCTATAAGAGATGTAACAATTAAAAGAGAGATTAGCTTTTTCATTTTTTTTTATTTTATTATTATTTTGGTTCTCTTGACTTCGTTCTTATTTAAATCGTCTAAGATCAAATATAAAACTCCGACAGGAAGAGATTTTGTGTATATTTTAACAGAATTGTTTCCTGCTATTAAATTTATTTTTTCTTTACTTAAGATTTGTCCGGTATTATGATCTTGTATCTTTAATATAAAAGATCCCTCTTTTTCCATGTTAAAAGATAGTTGATCTGAATCTGAAACTGAAACTTCAGAAACCGAAAAAATATCCACTACCGGTTTGGGTAAGGGCTCGATATTCTCTTTATAACAAGAAGTTAATGAAAGAGAAAAAATTAATAATATAATCCTAATAAATTTCATTATTGAACTTTTACTTTTAATTGTTTAGAATCAGTTCCTATTGTCTCTATGCTTTCAACAGAAACTAATCCAAGTATATTTTTTAAATCCGATTTTGATTTAAATACTATTTTATAACCTAGATTACTTATAGGATTACCGTTGGTATTTAGTGTTCCTACATTTATTAAGGAAGACTCTTTTCTTGAAAAATTTATATCATTTTTGTTGCTGAATTCCGTTTTGTTGTGATCCAAAATTGAATTATCAAATTTCACAATAAATTGAGTTGCACCGATCTGATTTTGACCAGGATCTACAGATATTGTAACTTCTACCATTCCATCTTTTATCTCCATCCAGATATCAGCAATAACATCACCAGTAGAGGAATTTGTCCTAACAGCCATCGACTGTATTCCGATTTCTTGTTTGTTACCTGAAGAATTAGGTTGGGAAACTCCAGTAGGTAATGCTGAATGAGAAAGATTTACATCCCCTTTCCATGTAACTGCAACATTGTAAGAGTTTAATTGATTATCAACTATAGATGGTAAATAATAAGATCCGGAGGTAAATCTATAGTCCTGCCAATTATTTGATGTTATAGCATCATAATCTGATTTTTTTATCAGCTTAATCATGCTAGTTAACTCGTTACTGCTGTTCCAGATTGTTGATTGTCCAAGTAAATGTTGAAGGAGAATGAAGCAATCTTGCTCATTAAAAGCTCCGCTTGAATCAACGTCAGCATTTGCAAACTGTACAGGGGTTGTAAACCAAACGTTGGAATTTCCAAATATCCCATTATCAGACAATTGCTTAAATGCTAAATAAACATCTCCGACAGTTACAATACTACTATACAGTCCAGAATAACTAGATCCGTAATATTTAATATCAGAGAAATGTGGTTTAAAAATTTGATTCTGAGTGAATCCAATACTACAAGAGAATGCCCAGTTATTATATCCAGCATTTCTTATGTTAGCATTGAAAGATGAAGAACCATCGGTTACTTTAGTTAGAGTTGATGGAATAATGTAATGAGCCCAATATGTTGAGGTTTGTTGATATGTTACTGGTCCGTCATAACAATCTAATATGGAAACTCTTTTTATAGTTGATGGGGAAACACTACCAAAAGTGGATAAATCAATATAGAGGGTAGTAACACCATTAGAAATATTAACATAAGAATACTCAACCTGTCCTGCAGAAATTGAACTCTTATATCCGTCATTTATTTTATTTTGATCAATATTAGGAGTCATATCAATCTTTCCTAGCGAGTTAAGAGCAGCATAATCACCCGATCCCTGAACGATTCCCTGGTGGTTAGTAAACATCTTTGTTCTAAATAATGTCTCGTTCACATTAGCACCAAAATCATAAACAAATTGAGCTCTCAATACATTTCCGTTTGAATGGTTAACTGAATTAGAATAGAATTCTGTAAATGTCTGATCATCGGGATTTGTCCATGTTCCAAATTCAACAACATACGGATTTGAAAAATTGGCTGGTAAATCGTTCCACTGCGAGCCATTCCATTTTGTTACCGCGTAATCTTCGTTACCGCTATTGTTTGGTTCCCCGCCCGCCCAGTTATTATATTGGCCAACAACATTTCCTGCCGTTTGTCCATTTGAAGTTTTAATGAGAGTTCCGTTTTCAGGTCCAGCATCGATTCTCCATTGACCTTCAACAACTTCATCAGTTAGAGCAAACCATATTTGATTTTGGGGTACATTAGTAAAAATAAATCCATCTTCATCGGATGATGTAATTGTTACCAAATATCCTTGCTGCCCTTTGAATGTTTGTTGCGATGAAAGTGTTTTAGCATTCGGATATGTTGCACCTGCTGATATTGGTCTATAAAAGTGACCATTTGATGGATTGTAGAAATATCCAGTCGGGTTCACAGTTGCAGATACTGATATCTGAACATTACCCGAAGTTGCAGTAGTGTTTATTTTTAATGTTGCTAGAGCGGCATTTATGTTAGACATTGTTCCAGTAAAAGCTAAACGGGTTTTGTTACCACTTAAAGTGTATCCACTTGCAGGGGTTAATCCTGTTGTGGTTGTCATATAAAACGTTGTTCCTGAAGGAGAGACTGGTAAACCAATTGCACAAAGTAAGGTTGATGTGGAATTAAATCCACTTAAACTAAATCCACTTGCATCTTGACCGCTTGTAGATAATACAAAAGATTTAGCTTCTGGTGCATTGACTTGTTGGCCATAAACACCAGAAGCTAAAAGTAATAATATTGATACGAATAGATTTCTCATTCATCTTAGTCTATAATTAAATCTATTTTGTTTCCTGCTGCATCAACAGCATCAGATAAAACAAAGTAGAATAATCCTGCTGTGTTAGTTAAACTAACCTTAGGTGTGAAAATTAACTTATAAGGTGTTCCTGTTTTAATTCTTGCTGTCTTTAATTGATCGATTGAGCCAAAGGTTAATCTACCGTTATCATGGGTTGAAAAGTTTGTAATGGTTGACCCAGCATCAAATACAACATTATCTAAAGTTAATTTTGAATTGTCGTAGTTCATAATAACTTCCAGACCTGCTAATCCTTCTTTTGTTAGTGTTGTAGTTAAAACTACTTTTCCATTTTCTAGCTTGGAAGACACACTCAAGGTTGCTTGTTCATTAGCTTTCGCTTGATATAAACCAACCATCTGGGATGCTTCTGTTGTTATGCTTCCAAAAGAAGCAGTAACGTTTCTGTTTGCTGAGTTAGTAACTATGCCGTTTTGAATATTCTGTGCAATAACTGCAGGATCTGTTGAGTGTGACCAGTTTAAATCTCCACCCCAAGCAAATACAGCATTTGCAGTTTGGTTGTTAGCTGTAACGAGAACTCTGTAT